GCTAAATCTTGAGCAGTAGGCTGTTTAGAATGAGATTCTTTTGAGGATTCAGGAATTGCATCCTGTTTCTGAAGATTCAATCCTTTGAAATCAGAAGAATCTTTATACTCCCCCCTCTCGTTAATCCATTTAGGTTCCCCACCTACAAGCACCTTCCTCCACGTTCCAGCAAGAGGTTCATAGCCAGTAGCGTCTATAGTAAACTCATCTCTTCGATTAAGTTTACTATCAGTGGCCTTCTCTATAGGTTCTCCTATTTCCTTAACAGATTCTTCAGTTATAGAATCAGCAATTTCCTCACCATCTCTAATGACTATAGGAGCCTCATAGATTTCTACATAAGTCTCATAATCTTCTTCAGTTAAATCATCTTGCTTATTTATATTCGCAGTACTGGATTGCATTTCACTGTATACGTCAAGGTCATCCATACTTGGTGATATAGAAGTCCAAGGATACTCCTTTCCATATGTGGGATACTTCTTAATCTCTTCATCAACCCAAAGATTAAAGTCTTCCATATGGTCGGAAGAGGGTTCTAGAGAACCCTTGTTTTTCCTAGCTTGCTCTAAACCCCTCTGAATATCCTTTTTAATAAAGCCACTAGCAATAGCTTTCTTTATGTTTCCTATAACATGTCTTTTCTCCGTTAAAACTGTAGTTTCCCATTTCTCTAACTCTTTTTTCGCTTCCCTAACCTTATATTTTTCAGCTTGTACCATTTTAAGAGAACTCTTTATCTCCCGTTTTGCCTCCGCTGTGTCTTCAACATAGTCCTCAACTACCTTTTGATGATAACCAATTTCATCATCTAAATCCCGTTGAGCCATCCTAAGATTCGCTCGCATTGCTCCTTCATTGTCGATTGCCCGAACATACTTTTGAAATCCTTGACCCACAAAAAATGGGCGTTGCCTAATATTTAAATCTCCTTTGACCTCTTCTTCATTTAGAGGTCGAACTTCCATCTTATCTGGTGAAGTTGAATTAAGTATCTCCATCAACTCAAACATATTAGGATTTATATTTTTAAGCAATTCCGTGTTCGTCATGTATGTTTTAAAACATTCAGCAAAAAATTCTGAAACATTACGTTTAGAATAATCAGAGGGGAAAGAGGCATAACCATCAGGTCTATCATATGCATCTTCTACTCGTGACCAAAACCAATACGGAATATCATCAGCAACGTCAGTAGCAACACAATGACCAAGTTCATGGATGATAGTATTCATGAACGCATCTTCATACTCTTTAGCTAAAACAGAGGCAGAAATATTCTTCGTTTCCATTTTGCCAGTTTCAGGATTTAGTACTCGTTCAATACCCCCCATAGTTTGAGGAAATTTAGTTCTCAGTCCCTTTAGAGATAGATGCTTTGTTCCCCTATGAACAGAACCTAAAATCTCACCAGTAAGACCATCCGCAGCCTGTGCGTCCTCAACTGCCCAATCAAAGGAAATGGTTTGAAGTTTATCTATTTGCCATTTAGGAAGTGTACGTTCTCCATTTTCAAAGGGATTAGGTTTTCCAAGACCATCCAATGCTTTGAAAAGAGCCTTCTTCCCTTTAGATAAAGTCTCCACAGCCTTTTCTTTATGGAATTTAGTATTTTCCCCCACCTTGGGTCTACCTCTCCCTATACCGGGAAAACCATTTACACCAAGAGTGGGTTCAATCTTTTTCTCTATTTCATCAGCCGTATATACATTTTGAGTAGCAAGAGATGCTTCATCCTCATCTACAGGAGCATCGGCATCTTCGGGCCTTACCCATCTCCCCGGCTTTTGCCAGTTACCAGTTTTAGGTACAAGACCTCTTCCTTTAGCAGAAGCAATGGATTCTACAGTGACAGCTTTCTCTAAAGACCCATCATCCGAAAGTTGTTTCTCTTTTTGCTCCCGAATAAATTCGGATGCTTCACGTATAGATTCTTCATCTACAGGATGACCAACTTCTATTGGGTCATCAATTTTGCCGGGATATTTTCTTTCCATTGGTTTAAATGTATGGGAAGACTGTTTCTTAATATCTACATCTTTTCGTCCATACATAGAAACCCAAGGTTCTACATTTCCATAATCTGGGTAATGATTAGCAATAACCCCATCAATTATTTCTTCATATACTGAACGTACTTTAGGATAAAGTTCGTCATAAGTTTTAAAGTCCCATTCTTCAACCATTTCTCTTACTATTTGTGGTAACTCATCTATTTTTTCTTTCGACTCTTTCATCCCTTGATTCAGTTGTTCTTGTTGTTCTTCTTCTTTTTGTAAGTATCCCATCAAATCTTCTTTAGTATGTCCCACACCAATAGCATTACGAACACTAGTAGAAACAGCTTTTATAACACCGTTTCGTTGTAAAACAAGGTCTACCCCCTCTAAACCACCTGTGTATTCTGGTTCTCTACCAATCCATTGTTCTAATCTACCGAAAGCTGTAGAAAACTCACTTGATTCAAAGACAGATGGGAACAAATTTGTCACATCATACTTATCAAACTCTTTCTCAGTAAGTGGTCTTGATAAAGACTCCATTGAATCAGCTTGATTTAATATCTCCATCAACTCAAACATTTCAGGATTAGTTCGTTCTAATAAATCGGTATTTACGATATATTGCCTATAACATTCAGCAAAGAACTCTTCATGATTTACAGTAGAATATTTAGATACAAATCCTTCTTCAGTTTCCACGGCTTTGTTATATGCATTTCTAATGTGAGCAACAACCCACGTAGGCGTATCCCTAGTATCGGAGAAAATAGTATGACCTAACTCATGTACCACAGTTTCAGCAAGATGTTGGTGTCTTACAGAAGGATATTCTTGTCCATATGTAACATGATGTTTTGTTCTCCAAATAACTATATTCGACTCTACATCACAATGAGCAGCAACCCCAGTAAACTCACCACCTGTTCTCGTTTTCATATCGCCATCGCCGGGAGATTCATCCCACTCTAACTGAAGATTACCTGTAAACCTATCTAATTGCCATTTAGGGATAGTACGCTTTCCACTTCTTGCCGTACCTCCTCCAAGCCTTGCTCGTTGAGAATTAGCTGGAAGATGAAACCCTTGATAGACATGATTTGGAGAAGGGCCATCTTCCCCACCATCAAGGGAACCAGTTATAACTTCCTTAATATCCTCAATTTGGTCATATGAAAGTCTATAATTTCCCGAATCTTTCGCCCCCAATACACCATATTTCTCTCTTTGCTCATCAAAATCAAAAGTAAGAGTGAATTTATCTTCGATTATCTGTTTAACATCATCATAAGAATAAACTCGTGGGGCATCAGGTTCTTCAACAACAACATCAGCGTCTTCTGGACGTACCCAACGTTTTGGCTTTTGCCAATCCCCACTCTGAGGAACAAGCCCTTTACGTTTTGCCTCTGCTACAGATTCGGTAGAGACAGCTTTGAATAACCAATCTACCAAATCATTAAGACTCTTACTCATGTAAGTATCTTTTACATATTCAATGGCTTCAGATGAATCAGCTATCTGTCCTGTTTCTTGATGTGATTTAATATCTCTAAGAATATCACCTAATTCTCTCCCCTCTACAAAACCCATATCTTTTAGGTCATGACCAGTTATCAAGGGTTGAATAGTCCCTTCAAGAGTTAGGTTAGATTTTTCAGCTACTTCATCCAATCGCAAATTAAACCATTCAGTTGCATCATTATCAGGCTCTTCTGTTCCACCATCTTCGGCCCGATTCAAACGACCAAGAATATCTGCTTCCGAAACGGCTGCAAGCAGCTTTAACCGTCGCATACCATAACGATTGATTATCTTTCTAAATGTAGCATCAGATGTTTCGGCTCTATAGTAATTAGGGGGGAGAAGATGATGCTCTACCAAAAATTCAACATCTTCAAGTACATCAGTTTCCCTAGTCAATTTAGAAAGGAATTCCCTTGCGGGGTCAACACCAGCTACTTCATGTCCATATTGAGAAACTGACCCATCAGGGTGATGTTCTGTGGTACTTGGTTTCCCAAGGTCATGACACAATGATGCCAACATGATAGTGATTTTCTCTTTATCAGAAGGAAAGCGTTTTATAACATCAGCAGCCCTGTCAATCACCATCTTTGTATGGGTGAATACATCGCCTTCTGCATGATAATCATCTCGTTGCGGAGTCTCATCCAAGACAGCTATCTCTGGAAAATATCGCTTCAATACCCCCATCTCATCCAGAGCATTCAAACCAATAGAAGGATTATCAGCCTTCAACAACATCTTAGTGAATTCTTCGTTAACCCTCTCTATAGGGAGATTAGATAAATCCATTTGAGAAGCTAATTCTTTAGTGGATGGGTCAATATCAAATCCAAATCTAGCAGCGAACTGTGCTGCACGATAAACCCTCAAAGGGTCTTCTACAAAAGTCGCATCATCAATATGTTTAATCAGCCCATTACTAAGGTCTTCCTCACCACCAAAGAAATCAATTATCTTCCCCTCTTTAACGTCATACATCATCGCATTAATAGTAAAATCTCTACGTCTTGCAGCAGTCATAGGGTCAAGAGTGTGGTCTGATACTACATCAAAATCAGTGTGTTTATCCCCGGTCTGTGTCTCAGTTCGTGGAAGAGAAATATCAAAATCTCCAACCTTGAACACACCGAATTGCCTTCCCACTTGTTCTGAGCTTCCCCCAAATCGACTCTGTATGATTTCCCCTAATTCATCCTGTGGAACTCCATACATCTCAATATCAAAATCTTTACAATCCTTGCCTATCAAAATGTCTCTAACACAACCACCAACTAAATAAGGTTGTCCAACCTCAGATAGACTATCCAACACATGTTTCAAATCAGGTGCAGATTCGATTATAGACTGTATCTTTTCAGGTGGAGATAGTGTAGAAGAATCTATACTGCGAACCCACCGATACGGATGTTCCCAATCCCCGGTCTTCGGTTCCAATCCTCTTGACCGCATCTCTGAAGGAATATCCCTATCTTGTTTCTCAAGCCACTCATTAAGCATGGCTACAGTGATATGCTCTTCATCAGGAGCAGAAGTTAAAATCTTAGCCCAGTTCTTTTTCTTCTTTCCTGTCCACGGCTTTTTATTATTCTTACTGGGGCCAAATGTACGGGTAAAGGTATTGGTTCCTTCTGATGTATGAGCAGTACCAGAAAAACCACCATCACCACCCTCTTGTTTCTGGAGCCACTGTTCTAATGTATCTGAAGACTTTATCAAGGGATTATTTAAGGTATCTAATTTTGAATGCATCCGTATACTATTTTTCTTCACATCACCAGCATTCACTTCCAGAACATATTTAGATGGGCGTAACGAAACTAAACGCTCATTATCAGGTTGAGCATTCTCTATAATCCATTTGACTCGTTTATCAGCCCCAATGAAAATAATATCCAGAGGAAGTTTCATATTTCTCATATGGAATATACGATTAACTTCATCTGGAAAAACAAAAAGCATCCCCCGATTAGACGAAAGATGCGTTCTAAAAGACAAACCTAACTGTTGGAGATGAGAAGTATCGGCTACTTCAACTCTATATAATGAGTTCCCAATCCTAACATTGTGAAGTTGGGGCATAAGCCAATTACTCGCAAAAAATTATATCTCTACTCATCTTCACTAGGGGCAACACCATTATTTCTCCAACTGTCTAATTCTTGTTGAATATCAACAAGATTAGTTCCTTTACTCATAAAAAATTTTTCACCGCTATGTACAGTTACAATGATAGAGACAGGTTCACCACCTTCCCAAACTAAATTAAATAAGGCTCTTTCAAAGGTAGACTCTATCCATTCCTTGGCCTCAAAAGGCAACACAATAGAACTATTACACTCCACCAAATAGTTCATCATCCACTTCTTCCGCTCCTTCAGGGCCATACATAGCAGTATCAACTCTACTCTTTCTATTAGCTGTCATATTATGTTTGATGTTTTCTTCATGAGGGGGATGACCATCATGACGATGTAAGTATTTCTCTATATGCATCAGACTCCCATTAATAAAGGTGGCTTCATAATCATCATCAGCACTATTAAAGATAATGGTTTTTCCATCTTCACTGACCTGTTTAATTATTGGAGATACGTACCCTTTACTTAAAATTTGTTCATGCCACGTTCCCCCAGATTTTTTCATCAACTGTAATCCAAGAGAATCCAATGTTGGAGTTGCTGGCATTCCACCTTCTCCACCACCACCTTGTTCTGGTGGGGCTTCTCCACCACCCATCATACCTTCCATACCACCACCCATACCACCACCCATACCACCACCCATTCCACCCATTTGGTCAGGAGCTTTAGCTTCACCAGAAATTAAGAAATCAATATCATCCACACTAACTCCAGAAGAACGAGACTTTACATCAAACCCCATCTGGAACAACATAGTCGCAACACTGACTCTCTGTTGAGCAAAGGAAATCTTAGTGGCTTCAGCCTTCTCTTCAGGTGAAGGAAGTTCAAATACCCAATCCGTAACACCAAAAGCCTCTAAAATATTAGGGAAGACTTTCTGCTCTAACAGTCTTTGGTCATGTTCTACAACACGAGACATAACTGCCAATTGCTGTGTATTGGAACTGAGTCCACCATAAGCTTCGGGTGAGCCTTGCCACGCAGGAGTTACACCCCAAAGAGAAGCAATTCTCTCTCGTATCTCATTACGCACAGGAAGGTAGTCCATCTCTTGCAACGTATGGAACAACCTAACCATTTCAACTCGACCACGATTCTGACGAGTAGACACAGCCACCATCGGTATATAGTTAGGGTCTTGGCGCATCCTTGCAGCGATATGTTCTCGCTCACGGCGCATAGATTCTGGGTCATCAGTAAATACCATTATCATCGATGCTGGCATATTACGTTCCCAGAAATATCGGTATAGATTCTTGTCCATACCAACTAAGGTAAGTGCCTTATCCAATATGGTCATAATAGGACTCCAACCATACAACTCATCGGTGTAGAATTTTCTACACGCAATGATTTCAGAGTCCAACAAGTAAGTTATATTTTGACCTTCACTAGCATAATTATTTGCTCGTGTCGCATTCGCTTGACCACCATACCGATACATTTTATACATGGCTGGAACTAACTTTCTTTCACAATCCTCACACTCACCAGCCTCAGTATAAGTTTGTTCTCTATGAATAAAACAAACCCAATGAGAATTTTTTGGAAGACCATTGGTATCTAAATCATATTCAATTAATGATGGGTGAATTCTACGTAATTCAAGAGGCTTAGACCTAACATCAACTGGCCCATCCTCAATATACTCCTTCGATATATACAGCCACCCAATATCAATCGAGTTTACGTCAAACCAGAATTGACGTAAAACTTCTTCAAGGGATTGGTCAAAAATATTAGAGTCAGCCTTAAATGCTTCAAGAGCAGCCCTCTGAGAAAAATCAGGCTCCGTAACTTCTCCCTGACAAGATGAACAGACCTGTAAATAGTCCTGAAACTCTATCTGACACGCTTCACATTTAGCAGCAAACTTGGGCTTCCACTGAATACCTCTCCTAAAAACCTCACCAATAATGTGGTTGATAGGCCCACGAATCTCTTCAACCGTCATAGCAATGGTAAATAAATCTTGAACGAGATTCATTCTGTACGCCATTTGCTGACGCACCCATTGATTTACTACATGGTCTAACCCAAGAGAAGGAACACGATATTTATCAGGGCTACCATCAGAGGATGCCTTCATTAAATCGACTATATTAGAGAGGTCGTTTAATTTTTGCTGGTACTGTAAAACTCCCGGTAGTTCAGGGAGAAGTTCTGTTATTTTCATTTACATAACCTATATTATTGTTCGTCGCTAGAACCCAACTCACTATTTCCACCCAACAATAAGACTGCCTTTGTTAAGTCCTCATTCAACGTTCCCAAACTCGACAATTTAAGTAATGTATCTAATTTTTTATTGGCAAGCTGAAACGATTCTGACCCCTCAATATCTACCCCAACCCCAACCTTTGTACCGCCAGAATATTCTTCTAGTGTCATCTTGAGATTATCTCGTTCTGCACAAACTGAATCATAGGCATCTGCGGAAATAGAAAAATCACCCGATTCCTCTAGTTTTTGCATCATCCCTAATCTTTTAGACTCATTTATCAACTCAAGAAACTCACCTTCAGTTAAAATCTTAATAGCTGGATGGTCATCAGGAATATCATCCTCTAGATTCACCCCTTCTAATTCTTTATGCCAAAGGTCTACAATTCTCCAAGTACCTTTGTCATCTCTAGAACAAATATACTGCTTCTCAAATTGACGTAATGAACTTCCTAACATCTTTGCTTACCTATCCTTAATTCTATAATTGGATATTCTAACATACGGTTAAAAAACTAGCTACATTTAGACCACCCACAAGAATTACATGTAATGCAACCCTCTTGATATGCAGTATTGCTACCACATTCTGGACATACTCCACCAGAACCAAACTTTCCATTAGTAGAAGCAGAGATACCGTCATGACTATCTATGAAATGGGTTTTCAATCCTAATGCAATAGCATCAGGAACAGAGTGTACTTGTGTACCCTCACTCCACACAGGACAACAAACAATACCATTCAATTGCTGATGGATTGTCTCAGGCATAATTCCATTCCTCAAAGATAAAGAAACAAGCCGTGAAATAGCCTCTAAGTACGCTGAATCACATTGCCCCGATTTACCTATCTGAGAAAATACCTCAAATGGAACACCATTATTAGAATTCAAGGTCATAAACAATTTACCATGACCAGTAGTGATTCTAGAAGTAACTCCCTCTACAGATTCAGGTCTAACCAATACAGCATCACTAGAAGAAGTTCCATTATCACTAGAAGAAGAAACTAAAACTTCTCGTTCCCTACTACCAGCACGATAAACAGTAATACCCTTACATCTCAAATCTCCAGCCATCATATATGCATCCCAAATATCTTGCTCTGTTGCACTATTTGGGAGATTAATAGTTTTGCTTACGCCCGAATCAATATACATTTGCCACATAGCTTGAATGCGAATATGCCATTTATAGTCAATATCGCTAGAGGTAACAAAAAGACTTCTCTCATGAGAATCAGAAAGCAAATCTTTAACATCATGACCCTCAGAAATATATTTCTCTATCGAATTTCCATTGGTATCAAATAGATGAGAAACACGGCTCTTCAAATCTTCATGTATGTAATAAAGTTCTACTCCCTCAAGAGCAGCAGACATATTATGTTTTTTAAACGCCAAATCAAATAATGGCTCAATACCAGAAGAACAATTTGCAATCATGGAAATAGTTCCCGTAGGTGCAATAGACCTACGCCATGCATTACGCATATGTTCCCATCGCCCACCATTATTAACATTCAACGGACTTTCATCAAAGGCAGGGAAATCACCTTTCTCTGCTCCCAAAAGACAAGACGCTTCATCAGACTCTTCAGCCAATACAGCCCCTAATCTCATAGCCCAATCAACAGACTCATCACTATCGTAGGGAACATTGAGTTTTATAAGCATGTCAGAAAAACCCATCACCCCTAACCCAATTTTACGAGTCTTCTTATTCATCTCAGCAGTATCTTTAGTGGGGTGGATATTTACATCAATGACATTATCTAAGAAACGAGTTGCTAACTGGATAACTTCTCTATACTGTTCCCAATCAAATTTACCATCTACCACTAATTTAGAAATATCAATGCTTCCTAAATTACATGATTCAGACGATAGGAGAGGTTGTTCACCACAAGGATTCGTAGCCTTAATAGTCCCTAATGCTGGAGTTGTATTATCTTCATTCATACGGTCAAGCCAAACCATTCCCGGTTCACCATTTAACCATGCCCCATGAATGATTTTGGAAAAAAGTTCCCTAGCACGAATCAATTTTCCTTCGACTCTACCACACGTATCCCAATCCATAGCCTGACCCATGCCAGTTTCAGAATCTTTAACAGGATGACGTTCACGACACATAGGCCAAGTCAAATGCAAATATTCATCTTCCTTAACGGCATCCATAAAATTCTTATCGACACCAACAGAAATATTGAAGTTATGGATTTTACCTTCCGTAGTTTTGCAACTAATAAATTCTTCAATATCAGGAGAATAAACTTCTAAAACTCCCATATGTGCGCCATCACGTTTTCCCCCCTGAGTTATCATTGTCCCAACCTCAGAAAGCATACGCAAAACAGCAACAGGGCCACAGGCTTTCCCATGAGTAGTAGTTATTGGAAAGCCTTTAGGTCGAATATCAGAAAGAGAAAAACCTATCCCACCACCATATTTTTCTATCATGGCAGCATCATAAGCAGTTTGCATAATGCTACTCATGCTATCCTCAAGATTCACAACATAACAAGCACTTCCTGTACCAGCACCTGTTCCCATATTCATTAACACTGGAGAATTTGGAAGGAAAATAAGAGGCATCAACAATTCATCTTTGTATCGATTACCCCAATATTCGGATTCTATTTCGGCCTTAGAAACAGCAAAGGCAACCCGTGTAAACAATTCATCAGGTGTATTTTCCTTTAAGGAGCCATCCGCATTCTTTAAAAAGTAACGGCTCCGTAAAATCTGCATTCCATTCGTAGTTACAGGGGATTCATAGGATAATACCAAATTCTCCATTATAAAAACCTCAAAAATATAGTACGACTAATCTAGTCAAAGGGGAAATTCGTCATCTCTTCATCAGGTTTCCCTGAATTAGAAGTTACTTTTAACGAAAGGGAGCCAGCATAACAAGATAAACAGAGCGAATTCGCTGGTATCCAAGCAGTTTTGCTACCGCAATCAGGGCATGTTTCTTCATTAGTGTCACTATTATACTCCCCATCAAACTTGGGTTCAAGTGAATTTTCATTCCGTTTTGGAGTGAAATCATTCATGTCACCAATCAATGTTGTGGAAGAGGTTTCCTGCTCATAACACGCTAACAGAGCCATAGCAACAGAAAAGAAAGAGTCTCCATGTCCTAATGGTGTTTCTGGTGCTTTAAGGTCATTATTAACACATGTTATCTGTGAACGTTGCCTTTCATCAGCTATCAATTGGAGCCTACCAGAATTCACATACTCTTCAAAAACTTGAGCCATCCTACGTTTCTGTTTCAACGTAAATGTAAGAGGATTCCAAATCGAATCCAATCCTCTCTCTTCTAACTCCCCCCTAGAATTATCAACGTAAGCTCTGTCCAAATCAAAATTTTCAGCAATCAAATTCAAGTGGGCAATTTGGTCTGTGTAGTCCCAATTATCTAAAAAGGATTGATGTAACTGAGTTATAATTTTATCTTTAATCTTAAAAATAGCTATATGAGAGGGGTGACGTTTTTTACCTACGTCAAATCCAGCAAATACAAAATCAGCTTCAATATCATGTTTAGTATAGGGGTCTAAAGATTCTAATTTATCGTTTTCACACTTACCAATATCTTCATCATTCAGATAACTCTCAGTACTTAGATAAGGAGTAAGCATCATCTCAGAGGCAAAAGATTTTGGTCTAATCTGTTTCTGATGTAACAATTCGGCTTCTGTATACAATTCAGGCATCAATACCCTTCTACCGGGAATTGGGTCTAATGCTGGAAGAACTCGTGAAACAAAACGTTCATCTCCCTGTAATTTAAAAAGCAAATCTCCCGGCAACATAGGAGTACCCAATACAATAACTGGAACCCCTCTGTTGGGAATATAGAGAGTTTCAGTGTAAAACCACTCTTCAATTTTAGCGAGACTAGAAATATTCAGTGGGTTTTCAGGGTCACGCATGAGGTCATCACAAATTAACGCACCATTTAAATGCATACCCCGTTTAAATGAAAAAAGACCGCCATGCATGACTTCAGCACGAGAACCATTAACCATATACCTAAAGGAATAATCGGCATTGGGAGAACGGTCATTCATCCATTCCATTAACTGAGGATTCACACGTATATGACGATTCATCTCAGATATATGATAACGAGACATACCATCACTATAAGAAAGATAAAGGATAGACGTATCTTGCGGAGAATTTAAAATACGCCAGACACAAAAAGCATACCCCAAGATAGTCGATTTCATATGACCTCTTGGAAGTATGCCAACATAGTGCTTTCCTTCCTCTATGGCTTTATCTACATCCTCACATATAACTCCAACATGCCATGCATCAAAGTAATTTTTGTGTTCGTACCCTACACTCCAAATATCTCGTGTAAATTCCCAAAACGTACCAGTATTAATAGAGTGTCTATCATCGAGAGTGTCTATCATCTCCTGCAAGCCATCTTCAAATGTAACTAATTTTTCAGTCTTCTTTTTATAAGTCCGTGGCATAGAACTCTCTCAAATCGGTTTATGTATCTTTATACTTCACTAATAATTTCCTAAAATCTCCAGCTAAATTCTTTAATATGGTTTCATCATCAATATGATTAAGAATGATAGACATACATTCTTGAACAAATTCCAAATTGATTAACCCACCACGAACCTTACGCTCACCCTGAATTCCAATATCCATCGCTCTAGTAGCTTCCATTGCATCACCAAATTGCAATGTCTCTAAAGCAGAACGGCCTTTATCAGAGAGGTATTTATAGCTGTCCAGTTGTCTTTTCTGGTCAGCTACTATTTCATCCTCATCCATCTCAGCCAATTTTTGAACAACAACAATCTGTTGCTTGGCTTTAATGTCTTCCCAATCGTACTTACGCTTCCAAGCGTAAAGAGAATTAACACTTACATCTCGACCAAACTCATCGCTGAGAATTTCAGCCATTTTAGGGAAAGAGTTATTCCCCTCTAGATATAATACTAATGCTCTTTTACGCTCGTCTTCAGTGGATGTTTGTGACCTCATTAACCATTACCTAATTCCGTAAGCGGTGCTTGGGTCAACTGGCCCCGGTATTATTCCACCATACGGCGTACCATCCGATTGCAACAGCTTAGAAAAGTCCATATGACCTTTATACTCTTTATCGCTACGAACAGTACAAATCACATTTCGATGCTTAACATGTTGCTCATTAATTTCTTTCATTCTAAGCCCAATATCAATCCGACCACACACCCCACGAAAAGAATCATCTTTAAAGGGTTTATGGTTTTTACCACGATTCACAAAATATTCAAAAGGTAGACTTACATTAAACAAACATCTATCATCATTACAATAAACAATTTTTGCATATCTCTTTAAAACTTCTAAGCACTTCTCATCGGATTCACACTTACATGAAACAGTACTATCTATACAACACTGTCTTGACTCTATTTTTTTCTTAGCCATACTACTCCAAAACGTCTTGTTGTTCCTCAGTTTCGTTATTGATAAAGAAATCCCGAATAGCGTCCTTTTTTCGTCCTTCTCTACGAGTCATTGCTGTGTAATAATCATCAGAATCATCAACAATAAAATGAAGTTCCTGATTATCAAAAAACTCATATAAACGCTCTGGATGAGTACTGAAATTCATCCATGCCTGAACATCCAACCCAAACCCCATTTGAGTTACAGTTACTCTAGAAGTCAATCCCAATAGATGACCAGTATCACCGTGGAACAGTCCACCACCACTATTACCAAAAATAGCTGGAGCATTTGCCATTACATAATTTTTCTGCTCAATAACTTCTCGTAAAGAAGTGATGGTTCCCATATTTCCAAATGGGTCATGCAACAGACTACACCCAGACGTTACAACATTATCAAATAAACGAACATCTTTGATTTCATCTTCAGGAATTATAGAAGCAACGTAAGGCATTTTATTAGGATTATGAAGCCTGATGGCAGCTAAATCATGGTGCTTATCATAGGCAATAATATCACCAGAGGTAGCATTAGAGGAAATTAATCTGCTCCCCAAATACTGGAATATCTCAACGATAACCTCTTCAAAATAATCTGTCTTACGATTGCGCTTTAGCACACTATCAAATTCATCACGCATCTTGATAGCTCCATCAACTACATGCTGACAGGTTATCGCAATATTTATATACTCATCTGGTTTTTTGGGGTCTGGCTCTGAATATACAACAACTCCCGAACCACCAGCACTTCCAGCCCTAACTCTTGTTACAGGATATAAAATTTTTTCGTGTAGTCCTTCATTTTCTAGCATAGACTCTTCTCCTAAGTTGTAAATGTGGATTCTCTATTTGTATCCTTTCCAAAAAGTCAAACCAACCGTAAACACGTTGATATTTATTCCCTAAATTGATGCATTCTTTGTTTGGATACGAGTCCATCAAAAAACACTGTTTAGTAATTTTATCACAATACTTCGCTATCTTATAGGGTGAATCATCCAAAAAATAATCTGCTGAAGGTATTACATTTACCGACTCTTTAAAATAAACAGGGAAGTCAAACTTAGAAAAATAAGTGTTTAACCACTCATACGTAATTTCCTTTTTAATCCTAGCTGTGATTAAAAAGAGTTCTATGTCATTTTCCACTAAAAGTTCACATCCCTCAACGGCTCCCTCAACTGGGGGAAAGTGGTCTATACTAGAAAATACTTCGTCAAAAAGAATTGTTTCTTCTTGTTTATCTAAACAAAAAAGAGCCTTAAAGTTATCCATCACAACATCAGACGGAACAAGATTAAGTCCATAAAGTTTATTTAAACAGTAAACTAACCTGACATCAAAATCGGCTAATACTCTATCTATATCTAAAGCAATTTTCAAAAATTATACCCTAGTACGCCCAAATTTTACAAGCCCCCACAAAGCAATACAGGATGCATCCGCATAATCTTGCTCAGTAAAAACTTTACCCCATTTCATTTCCGCAAACTTCAAAATTTCCTCTTTAGAGGCAGAACCATTTCCAAGAACATCTTTTTTCCATGACTTGTTATCAATAGCCCAGTAGGAAACATCATTCCTGAACAGTTCTCGCTTCGCACCAGCAATAACATTTGTAATCATTATAGTGGCCTTAACATTTTGAATCATAACGGGATTCTCAATAGTAGCCACGCTATCCAAAAATAAGTCGGATTGATTAGTTATATAGTCACTGAATTGTGTACACACGTTATTAAAACGTGCCTCAATATCCTTCGATGTATCCACACATTTATCCATCAGAACTATTTTCTCGTCTATATCCAATACAACAAAATGAACAGAACGAGAACTACAATCAATTCCTATATAAAATCCCATCTATACCTGTTCGCCACCACTAACACGCAACGCCACAACTCGACTGACTGCATCATACATGCTTTTATAGGCATTACGTATGCCAGCCAATCGAATGTACAACCCCTCTTCCTCAATCAACTCCTGACGA